ACTGATTGCCGCCAGCATTAGGCGTTAAATAAGACAACCAGGCTGTTTCTAAATCTTCAAGTGCGGGAATTTTGCACCGCACTTTATGGTTCGCGGCATCAACTGCTGAAATAATGCCTTCTTGATAAGTTGCCCCAAAGTCATGCGTTTTCATTTATTCCCCCGCTTGATTTTCCGTTAGTGCGCCTGTGCTAAGCAAATCATCCGGGATAAACTCTAGCATGCGAACATCAATACTTGTGGTATAGCCACCACCACGGGTAATACTATGCCGGGATGATTTTATTAAATATTTTCCACTAAAAATACCAAGGTTGCGCAGTAATATTGTGCTGCCGGCCACGAGCTTAGGATTGCCGACCAGCGTGATATTTCCCGCTGTTTGGTCTTCGTTTTGTTCGGCCAACGCGGCATCGGCACGCGCATCAATCTGCTCCTGGGTTTCCCCACGTGTGACAATCTTCAACGTGTCCCCGCTTGCAGCCTGGGCTTGTTTCATCTTTTCGCGCAGCGGCTTTGCTTTCTTACGCTTCTTGATGACTTTTTTCCCGGCGGCATCATATCCACTCACATCAACTTCCTTGGCCGTATCCTTGATTCTATCTCGCAAGGTAATCGATATCGTATCTCGCTCTTCAAGCACCGCCACGGCTTCTTCTTTGCCTAGCTCGTCTTTATCCGTGAACACAAGCTGATCACTCACTATCTTAAAGCTGTGATGATATTCTCTTGCCAATCTTGCCAAAAACTCAACATCGCGCTCTTGATATTGCGTCACGCGCTTAACCGGAATGGGCTTAATTGTCCCGACCACTTTTAACTTTAACTTTTCTGCAATTATGCCCACTATTTGCTTGAGCGTTGTGTTTTCATAGGCTTTAGGCTTTAACGTGCGATTTGCCTTTCCAACACCTGTACTCAACGCCTTGATTTGAATATACGAAGGTCGGTAGTTATATTCCACCTCGTCAATTTCAAATGCCCCTATATCAGCCAGCTGCGCTCCTTTGTAACCAATGGCCGCTTTTAATTTATCCCCTTGCGTTGGATACCACTGGCGCACCCATTTCCCGCTAACATCCTCAAACGTTAGCGTCAGCTCGTCCGACTCGCCCTCAAGATTATCGGTGTACGCCAGCTCAATTAAGTGGGGTTCAATGTCAGCAGTAATATTGGTTTTTTCGTATAAAATGGAAAAGTCAGGGGTTGGGATGTTACTATTCATTATTACCTCTTAACCACGGTGGCATTGATTCATTATTTGTAGGCTTGATATTTAGCACGGGGATATAAACCGTTGCCCCTGTTGGCAGCACTTCGCATAATCCTATGTGCGGATTGGCATTAATAATGCGTTCAAAGTCCAATGCGTTTCCATAATAGTAATAGGCAAGGTTGTCCCAACGTTCGCCTTGTTTTACGGTATGTTTAAGTACGGTCTGTTGTGTCATCAATTACGTCCTCATCTTTTCTCAACACTATCCAGGCGGTCATTCTAGCCGCTCGTTCATCTGCTTGAGCTCTGAGATCATCATAAACATTAAAATGGCTATCTGCTTTTGTGCCAAAAACGCTCCAATCAGAACCTTCACCCATTTCGCTGAACTCATTTCTCATGGTTTCAATTTCGTTCATCATAGCCGACACGTCATTGGAAAAACCCTGTACTTCTTCGCTCATATCCCCAAGCGCAGACAATCCAAATCGAACACCTTCAAATGCTTTACTTAGACCTGTCACTTCTCCAAATCCACCTAAAGCAGCATCTAGATTACCTAATACCCCAGGCAAGTAAGATATAGCAGCCAGAGGATCATTGGCTAGCTGTCTAACTGTCTGCACGGTTTCTCTGACGTCATTTACCACAACCATAGCTTTTTTATAAACCGCAATGCCTTTTTCGAGCATCCCTTTTACTCCGTTAAAACCAGCCATAAATGCTGGCGGCAACATAGACCCAAGTAAAGAGCCACCACCAATATTTAATGCTGCGCCTAATGGGGTCTCTTCAATATCGCCTATAAATTCCTTTAAGCTAATGTTCATCTCGCGGCATAGGGCGTTCCCTAGCTTATCTGTAAACAAGGTGACCGATGATATATCGGTGATCACAAAATTGCCCTTATACTTCCCGCGACCAATAATTAATGGCAGCGCGGCTTGTTTTGATTTTGCCCCCAACAATTCTTGATAACGACGCTCAACTCCGCCAAGCGTATGATGCAAACGAATTGCAAAATTAAGCTCGGTGAGCTTCTCGCCCATAGCTTGCAAGCGGGGTTTCCCTTTTAAGACTGCATGCTCTGCGAAATCTGCTGCATGGGTTTCGTTGAAGTCAGTTAAATCAACAGGCTCAAATGCCACACTTCCTAACATAAAATACATTAATAGGCTCTCCGTTGTTGTTGGTCTAACACGCGCTTCAACATTATTTCAAACTCGCTTAAACTCATCTTTAAGCCCTGTTGAACCTGGTTTAAAACGCCGTTTCCGTCACTATTTGAGCCGCCATTGACGTTGATTGTCGGGTTAAAATTAACCACCACACTATTGGCCGCCCCGGTGGTTTGCGGCATGATGTCCGCGCGATTAAGCGGCTGATAATTGGCAAGAACGCCTGTGTTATGGGTCACACCATTTAGCCCCACAGCCCCCGCAAGGTTATCTGACGCGGCTTCTGCGATGGATGTTGATTTATCCATCCCAATCGCGAGTCCCTCCACAACATTCGCGCCATAGCCTTTAAACACTCGGCTTGGCGAATGAATACCCAGCTTCTCAGCAAACCACCCCTTAATGCCGTCACCTAAATCGGAAACAATCTTTTTCGCTTCTTCCCAGGCGTTTTTAATGCCGTTCACTAATCCGTCTATCATATTTCGGCCAAAATCCATAAACTTAGCCGGCACATCAATTCCGAACCAGGAAAGCACAGAAGAAAAGACTTGCTGGAATAAAGCCAAAGGCGACCAGCTTAGGATGGTCGATGTGATATTTCCGATGCCGGATGTGAAGAAATTGCTGATATTTGTCCAGGCAGTTGAGCAGAAATTTGTGATACCGTTCCAGGCGTTAGAAAACACCCCGGAAACCTTGCTCCACAATTCAGCGAACCATGGCCCAACTTTCGACCAATTCTCATAAATCAAATACGCTGCAACCGCAATCCCCGTAATGATTAACCCGATTGGATTGGTAAGCAAAGCACGGCTCATAATTAGGATCGCTTTTCCAAACATCATTGCGCCCTTTATCACGTAGCCTATTAAATAACCGAGACCAAGTGACAGTTTGCTGATTGCTGAAAATAAAAATTTCCCTAGGAAGACGCCCAGGAATTTTCCCGCTTTAATAAACGGCAATAATCCAGCTGCCACAAAAGAGAACGCCGAGTGAAGCGTTAATAAGCCGCCCACAACAGCCGCAACACCGCCACCAATCGTTAAGACCCAGTCCATAATTTGCGGGTTAGTTTCCACCCATTTTGTGATGCTATAAATGACCGGTGTGATATTTTCAACAAATGAAGAAATCACCGGCAAAAACGCTGATCCAATTTTAGTGGCCAATTCCGAAATGCTGCTTTTTAGCTTGGTGAGCTTGTTTTCTGCTGTATTACTACGGTTTTCAAACTCGCGCTGCATTGATCCGATATATTTTAAATTCCCTTGCTCATCGGTTTCTTGTAATAACCCTAACTGGCGGTTGTATTCCCCGGTGTTTTGCGCGAGTAACAATACATCGTCGGCATATTGTTTACCAAATATCTTGGCAAGAAGCGGATACTGCTTATCTTTCGGCATCTGTTTCACTTTTTCAATGAAAGACGAAATCGCGCCTTGCGCGTCTTTATTCATCGCAGCTGCAAAGCTTTTTGTCGTAAACCCTAGCTGTTTTAACTCTTTCGCATGTTCGCCGGCTTTAAGTTGTAAAAATGATGATGACATGCCTTTCACCGCTTGAGCAGCAAGCTCAGGCGCTTTACCCATCGAAAGGAAGGTAGACCCCAGAGCAGCTGATTGTTTTTCGGTAAGCCCAAGCATTCTTGTATCAGAGCCGACCCGTGTGATGACATTTACAATATCTTTCGCTTTCGAGTTGGCATTATCGGATAGGTGATTAATCACATCCCCAAATTGCGCCATCTCTGTAATTGGCTTGCCAAGCACGTTAGCCATGGTTGCCATCGCTTCACCCGCATCACCAGCTGCCATATCGAACGCCACCCCCATTGTGGCCGCATCCTTAGCGTATCCGAGTAGATTTTCACGCGCCACGCCGGATTGACCGCCAGCTGCAACGATAGCGGCAATTTCTTCCCCGGCCATTGGGATTGTGCGAGTGAGTTTTAGAATATCGTCGCCCATTTCTTTGAATTGCGCTGGGGTGTCAAAGTTTACGACCTTTTTAACATCGGCCATTGCGCTTTCAAATTTAATTGCGGGGTCTGCTAGACCGCGAATAGTCCCCATAGTGGCGGTAACGGATGACGCCAGTGCTGTAAACCCGGCCACGCCTGTTTTAGCCAATGCGCCCATCTTTTTAGACGTGCCAAGGCTTTGGTCTTGCAATATTTTAATACTATTGCAAACAGAACGAATGCCCTTAACCGCACCTGTCACGCCGGCTGTAATGACTAATCCTATTGCTAGATTGTTTGACATGTTTTATAGTCCCGTTTAATTAATAAGGAGGAAGAAATGACAAGAGAAAAATGGGTGGAATACACACAGGCTGTTTTATTGCTTGCACTTGTTTTAAGTTATCTCGGCAGCCTTTATCATTTTTTAGTTTTTTATTCAGAAAGTAACTCGCTCTCATGGTTTTCCGTTTGCGTATCTGCTTTTTTATTTGCACTACCGTGGATATTGGCCGGCTTCTTGGTGATGTTTTCGTGTAGAGTTATTATCAACTCGCTTTTTGGCTTATTCACCACGCTTCAAACCCTACTTAAACACTAAACAAAAAGCCGCTTAAATAGCGGCTTTTGTGTACCTTGCTTTTATCTGCCGCTCCGCTTGAATAATCCAACGTTCCACTTCATCAAGCGTCATCTCTTCCAGCTCGCTTGGCTGGAATCCAAACCAAAAGGCCAAGTCTGCCAGGGCTGCATTAAGGCTTTCCGCGACTACTTTCCCTTTTGCATTTTCTCAACAATTTTTGATGCGGCTTGGAAGTCGGCAATATCAAGCTCGTCAATATCTTCAGGCACTAAACCTGTGACGATTGCAAGCAAACTCACCGCCATTTCGGTTTCGGTTTTACCTGTCATTTTGCGGATATCACGTACTTTAGGACGGCGAATTTTTAACTCGGTGATGGTATTTCCTTGCCCGTCATGGAATGGGAACTCTAATTTAAGAATGGTTTCAGACATAAAAAAACTCCTTTGTGAGTCGATTTGTTTAACTTCACAAAGGAGAATACAACTTTGACCGGTTGAATGATTTTAAATAGATTTAAAGGTTTTCACCCCTTTATTGACCGATATTAGTGCGGTATTTTTGCAACACATCTTGGCCGTTTACACGGTAGATATTTGCAAGCACATCAATAAATAAGATCTCTTTGCCGGCCACGGTCTGTTTGATTGAATAAACATCTACCGTATCACCAAACTCTGAATTCTCTTTATTTTTCTGCGCCGTACCACCAATTTTGCTGGCTGACACATTCATAATGGTCACCATCGGCTCTTCAGCAGCTAACCCGCGTGAATCAAACACCTGTAGGTTTGAGCGGATCATTAGCTGTGAATTTTTATAAGGGTTCAACAACAACGCGCGCACTTCCGGGTAAAAGCTATCCCAGGTGATTTCTGCTTCGATAGCGTTCGTGCCGGCCGGAAGTTTAATTTCACCATGCAGCCCTAAGCCTTTGTGAGCAACCTTTTCAAACTCAATGTCCGGGATTTTCACTTCATTCGCACGCCCCATTTGACTGTTACCGTTAATGTACACGTTGCCGTTGACGATTTGATTAATAGAAATACTCATCGGTTTTTACTCCTTAGCGTTGTGAAACTAAATTCACTAAGTATTTACGGGTCATGACGGACTTGTTAGAAATCAATTCCGCTGGAAGTTTAGGGGTGTAGTCATAAACTAACGGCACGTGACCTTTGCTGAATTCATCAACTAAATCAGTGTCATAATCAAGACTTACGCTGTAGCCCACAATACTCGGAAGCGCACGCAAATAGGTATCTACCGTTTCAAGCAAGCTGTCAATTAATGCATCGTCGATTGGACGGTCAATGAATTGCAACTCTGTGCGGCGGATGCTTTCATCAATTAAGTCACCGGTGCGAAGCGCGGTTTCAAAGTTGATGATATGCGTTACGGTCGGATAATTTGATGAGCGGTTACCCCATAATCTGAAACCTGTACCGAAGCTGTTGAAAATGGTTGTAATGCCCACCGCATTTAACTGGTTGGTCTCTGATTGTTCATCATCAACGCGCGCAGTCAATGGGATTTCCATGCCAATCACCCCTTGTAATGGGCGGTTTGATGTCGAGAACCAGTACCCGTTTTCGGTATCGGTTTTCATTCGCAAGCCAGCCGCATGCACCGCAAGGCTTTCTAACGTATTGCTTGAGCCGATAGCATAAGGGAAGAAGTGGCGCGCACGCTCTGTGCTTGCAGACGCGTTGATTGTTCCCAATGGGCCACGGCCTTTGATTGCATCAGAAAGGCTTGTGCCTTTTGGTAATTGCACATAAGCCACCGCTTTCAACTGTTCTGCGAGCGTTGTTAAAGCCGCCGCACAGCTTGCCGTTTTATCAAACTCAGGACAGATTAAAATCTTCGCGTCAGCACCGTATAGGTTAAAGCCATCACGCAACAACTCAAATCCTTTGCGTTTACCAGTTGCAGAATCAATGCCACCTTTGATGTCGTCTTCCGTTACTTTTGTTGGGTCGGCGTATTCATAGGTCGCTTTTAACGTTTCGTGTTTTGCTTTTAATGTAATTTCACCTGTTTGCAAATCTACCGCATAGTCTTGACCGAGTGTCAATGGGCGATCAGTGCTTAAGGTTAAATTTAAAAGGCCAGGGTGAGCTGTTTTAGCGCGCAAGGTGTTTGCATCTTGCGTTAATGCTTCATCGGTAACGCTTGTTTTGTGTTTTGCTGGGTCTAAAACATTGACCACATACACTTTACCCGCTGAATAGCGCGATAAAACATCAAATGCGTCAGGAAGCGTAAAGCCCTTGCTTAAGATTACGCCAAATTTTGAAAAATCTTTGGTCGTTTGACACACTGTCAATTCATTCACCGCGCCGATAGGTGCTGTACCAACGATACCAATAATTGCACCGTCGACAGTTTCCACCGCAACAGAACCACCTGCTACGCGAATTGTTTTCGTCCCGTGATGGAATGCCATAATTTTCTCCTATGGTTGTTTGGGATTATGTTTATCCGCACGGCGATAGCGTGCGGTGGTAAATTTAGGTAAATTGCTTGGTTCGCAAAGCTCTACTTGCCATGTTTCGGTCTGCACTAAAAGCTGATACTGCCAAAGGCCGTCTGACTCGCCGCCAAACTCTTCACTCACTAAACTACACGCTGTGCAGTTAGTTGGTTTAAACCCAACTATTGCCAAGCGGAGTTGGTCTAACATTTCGATTGCCCCGTGGTCGTCATGCTGACTTCGAGCAATCACAGTGAGCGCAACCATCACCACTCGGCGTTGCTGGATAACATCCACACTGTCGATGCTTTCAAACTTCGACCCAGCGTATTGCACCAAAACAGCACCGAATTCATCTGTGAGATTGTAGTGCTCCAAATCGTCAGGAAATAACTCAATGCTGAACTTGTCCGTTTTATCGGCTATCCGTTGCTGTATGCTTTCTAAAATCGGCAGCGTTGCACTCATATTAATATCCTGTTAAATCGAGCTTCTGTGGCGCGCGTGTATTGAATTTCAGCGCGCTTGGGTAGTTGTCATCGGCCGCACTCCCGATTTCCGCTAGACCAAGATGCAGTTTGCCGTTTTGAATCCGTTCCAGGTCTTTCAAGGCTTGTGCGTGAGTTTCGCGAACGTTGTCCGGGAATCCTTTACCGTCAGGACGGCGTGAATACAACCAATGACGTGCGATTTGTAAACAAATATTACGCACCAAGGTCGGCACTTGATTTAATGGCAAAACGTAACGCGAGCGCAAATAGCCGTCCACGGTTTCCGTAGCGTATTCGCAAGCCTTATCCAATGTCATCTGATTGGCGGTAGTCGCGCGTGATGTATCATTTGATAGGGCGATTAGCGTGCTTTCGCTCATTACATCTTCTAAATCTTGTGCCGTGATGTACATTACTTATTTTTACCTTTGTTTGATTTTGTGGTTTCGCCTGCTTCTTCGCCTAGCTCTTCCTCTTCCGCTGCCGTTTCAGCAGCTGCTTCTTCTGCATCGCTTTCAACCTGTTCAGCTGCGGTTAATTCATCGCTTGCAGTTTGTTCGGCTTGCGAGCGTTGCTCGATGTTAGTTTCAGCCGGCTTAATGTAAATCTCGAGCTTGTCGGCTTCTTCTTCGGTAAGCTCAATCACATCATTTTGCTCATATCGCTTGCCGTTGTGTAAAATTGCCATCGCTGCTGCGACTAAAAATGCCGTTTTTTGTTTATCTGACATAATTCGCCCTTAAAATAAGTTGAAATTAAACCGCACTTAAATCGCGTTTAAATGCGGTTCAAATTGGGGTTAAATACAACCTTTGATTAAGTAACCAGCAGATTTACCCACGATGTATGGTTTATTGATATCGGTCGTGCGAACGATTTCAACTTTGCCACCCACTTCGGTGTAAGTATCTACATATAAGCCGTTTTTGCGGCGTACGGTATAACCAAATGATGGTTCGTAGATATTTTGTTTTTGCTCTTTTGATGCCGGCGCAACATAAGCCAACACAATCGCTTTAGACCAAATATCTTTTAATTCGCCAGCTTGTTCATGCACCGCTTCACCCACAACAACGCGATCTACTTTGATTAATTTTGCAAAGTCTTCCGGTGTTAATACGGCAGTCGCCACGTATTTAATTTTTTCTAATACTTTCGGGTGTTCACTTAACACTTCCCATACGTCGCCGGAAATTGCACAAACGTTTGGTTTACGGCCTGTGGTGCGTTTAATTGCACGAATACCGGTTTTAATCACACCAATAGGGTCTGAATTAGGGTCGGTAAATTGAGACGTGCCGCTTAAGGTCACTTTGTTTGTGGTTTCGTAATTCGCTTCATCTAAAGCTAAGTCCGCACAAGCCTTTTCACGACCGAGCGCGATGACATCTTGTGTCACACCGGTTGCGTATTGGCGTAATGGATAAACACCTTCGGTTTCATTCACTTCGCGGATGTCGATTGGATATTCGATGTCGTTTTCTTCTAAAACAACGGTCAATGAACCAATATCTTCCGGCGTTAAACGATTTGATGCTGCACGAAGCTCACGTTTTGTGGTTTGCAAACGGAACGCTAAGCGACCGAATGTAGGAATTTTGCTACCTTCTTTTTGAGTTTCAGCGATAGGGAACAACACTTCAGAAATCATGTTGCCGTTGTAATAACCTTGTGCGAGCGCCGTTAATACCGGGTCAACTACGCGTTGTTTTGATAAATCAGTCATGCATTTGCTCCTTATTGAGTGATTGCGTTAAATGCGGTTGTGTAGCCCACATTGTGTTCTTTCATATAAGCGCGGACTTTCTTATCCATATCAATGGACTCAGCGCTTGTGCCTTCGGCGTATTCCACCGTGCCGTCTTCTGCGGTTGTGGCATTTTCTTTGGTAGCCACTTCGTTAAATTCAACGATAGCGGGCTGCGCTTCTAAAAACGCCTTGATTTTTCCGTGTAGGCTTTCACCTTCACCAAATTCAACCACGCCGCCAGCTGCGCTTGTTGAACCGAGATTTAATAAATCAATGGCCTGTTGTTTTGCCACCGGGGCTAATTTGCCCGCTTTTACTAAACCTTCGGCAAAGTCGGCATTGTCGGCTTTGGCTTGGTTGAGTGCTGCTTCAGCTTTTTCGGCTTTCAACTGTTGGTTTTCTGCCTTGAGCTGTTCAATTTCTTCAGGGGTCATTTCAGGTTCTCCTTGTGGTTCTGAAGGTTGTTCTAAAGTGGGTTCGTTAAAACTAGGAATAGGCGAGCCGGCTTCCGTTTGGTTGATACGTTTATATTCGTTTCGGATGTACTCTTCTTGCACACTTGATACGAGATAGTCCGGGATGGCTTTATCAGCCTCTTCCTGGCCGTGCGTACCAATAAACCAATCGCGCAAGCGACGCCAAAGGCTGGCTTCTGCCCAATCAGAAAAATCAACCACGCCTTGCTCGTCTTCAGCAAATTCCGGGTTGCGTAGGCCTTTTACGGCTGGCGGCATCGCACCTAAAAATCCAACATGGCGCAAATACAAATTGCCAGGGCAAGGGTTGTTTGGGCTGTCCGCTAAATAAAATGATGATGAGACTTTTTTGAATCGCCCTTTATCTACCATTTCAGCAAATTCAGGGTCTACCTGGTCGAATTCGGCTTTTAATACATCGCCGTCTAATTCAAGGCGTTTTACCCAACCATACGCGGGGGCGTTGTGTTTAGGATGGCCAATTACCGCCGGGGACTCATGAAAGTTTACGTTGTAGGCATTGACCGCTTGTTGCAAATCTTCCGTGGTAATTTCCACTTCTAAGCCATTTGCATCAGTGCGTTTGCCCGCTTTGAAAATCTCAATTAATTGCATAAGGTATCCTCGTTTGAATACCGCTAGCATAGAGAAAAAATGCGGACTTGAATTTTAAAGTGGTTGAAAGAATAAAAGAGGGATTTTTGACGCGGGATTAAAATGCACTTTATCTTTAAATTTAAAACGCTTTAAATGGCGTTTAAATCGCTTCAAATCGATTTAAATTTTTTCGGTCGATAAATTGCATTAATTTTAAATAAAAGCTCTGTGGCGCGAATTTGTGGCGTTATTTTGATTTTTTGCTTTTACTTTAAATTTTTGTCAATTTGTCGTTGTAAAAGTGCGGTGGATTTCTTCAGAAGTTTTTGACCGTCGCTTTCGTTGATACCCAACCATGGGCGCGCGGGAATTTTAACTTTACGACCACGTCCGGCGTTTCCACCGAATTGATGTAGGCGCGCATATTTCGCGTCACTACCAAACTCAACATGGTCATTATCGTAATTATACGCGGTTCTGTCTGATAGGTAACCATCTTGACGTAAAATCTTTGTGCTTTTACCGCGTTTCATTTTTAACGCTTTTGTGCGAGGCGATAACGCTTGCCAACGATTACCTTTTGGATCAATCTCAGCTTTAAAGCGGGCATCATGAATTTTTTTCAATGTTTCGCCCAGCAAACCATACAGCTGACGTGGCTTTTCTAATTGATTTGCAATGCTTGTCAATTTCTGAATAGCTTGATTATCGTTAATGGTAATCTTTAACATAATTTTCTCTTGATAAAAATAATGCCTGGGCGTATAGTGAAATTGCGGTGGGGGTTTCCTACTGGAAAGGTTGGCGGCAATGTTCCATCCGTCATTATCCTGTTCGAATCAGGCAAGCCACCGCAAAAGGTTATACGCTGTAATAGGGGTTACCAACTGGAAAGGGTCCAGGGTCGAAAGACGGCTGATTATCCTGTTCGAATCAGGCAAACTATTACAGCGAACCATACAACACTTCAAATGCCCCAAGCTGGGTAAAATCTTCAACCACACTTGCCGTTCTCACAATATTCAATTTGTGAGCTAGTTTTTTACCACTTAATTCATCCTTGATTTTTACTTCATAGTCCATCTTAACCGCGACTTTGCCTTTCTCTGTTTCATAGATAAATAACAACGCGTCGCCGGCATTTTTATTGCGTTGCTGTTCTTTCGATTGCAATAAAATCGCCTTAGGGTTTCTCAATTTCTCAGGTAACTGTTCCCAAAACTCCACAGGCAAACTGATGCCTTTTGCTTGTTTGGTATCACGTAATGCATGCAGCACATCTTCATCACGCACGGCGATTACTGCACTCTGCGGGGCTTTTTCTAAATTATCGAGTTTAGTTAATACCGGTTCAGGAATTGCCCCCACATACTTCATATTGCCACGTGCGACTTTTTGCTGGCTGACTGTATCGACCATTTCTTTCATCGCGCCGTTTAATAACACCATGGCTTTTGGGTTCTTCAATACGTCATCAATTAACAGGCTCGCTAAATGCGGCTCGGCATTTGTCATTTTTTGCAATAACAACTTGTCCACATCAACATCGCGAGACTGAGTTAAACGCTCAAAGTTATAAGGCGCGAAGCCTACATCATAACCTTTCGGCACGCGTACTATTCTTGGATTGCCGGAGCGAACGCCTACCAGTTTATCCTCCCACTCAATTTCAGGTGATGGGCTCACTTTTCGCCCCATTTCGGCTAAATCATCGGCATCGTGCGCCGATACTGTACAGTGGCAGCCGTATGCTTTGATTGGGTAATAATAGCGCCAAAACGGATCTGTGGCCGGTAGAATTGTGCCGTCTAACGCGATATGCTCCTCGCGAGGATGTTCGTTATCATGGTGGTGATACTCCCAATAAGGCAATACATCGACCAAATCCAAATGCTGCGCCAAGCGCCCCCGGTTATATGCACCATAAACGTTGGTGTCGTAAATAATCCGTGTGCGCCAGTTTCGCCCGCCGTTATATTGCCAGCCGGTATTTGCCACGATTTCATCAAAACGCTTACGAAATCCCTCTAAGGTTTCACCATTTGCGATGGCGTCATCTACCGCTTCGCGAAATGCGGTCAACACTTCATTACGGTTTGCGCCGGCCACCATAAAAAAGTAGTCGTGTTCTTCACCCAGCACGTCTAAATAGCTATTAGTAGGCAAATTGAGTTTCTTCTCAAAATATTTGACTTGCTCTTCAAAAGTGAATTTACTCATTTTATTTACGCTCATCTTCAACGGATTGACGGCCAGCAAAGTGTGCTGTTGTTGATGCCCATGCCATCACCTTGCCGTATTCTGCAAAGCTCAACTCAGGGATCAAACTGTCTAATTGGTTGCGGAAATCTTCCAGGCTTTCTGCTTGCGATAACTTATCCTGGATGGTTTGCAGCCATTCTTCCACAAAGGGTTCACCTTCTACTTCTAGCTGCTCCCCGATGGTTTCCACGATAGTTTTAGGAATCACCTCGGCGAAATCGGCCGTATTTTTGACCGCACTTTTTTCAGGTGCTGTAACTACAATGTCGCCCTCTTCAAATCCATAGGTTCGCATGATGTATTGCTCGGTGAATTGCACGCCTAAACCCGCCAATAATTCGTCACGCTCGGCTTGTAATTTATCAATGCTTTCCTGTTCGTAAAGCTCAAATGTCGGCAGCGTGTCCACGTTGAAATTTAACTCGCAAATCCAGGCTAATAATTGGTTAAACACGCCTTCAACTATGTTGGCATCATCATCACGAATATCACGGGTCACTTCTAAGCCCGCTGTCGCGCTTGCACGATTTGCTTCAGCTTCTGTGGTTTGATTTTGCCCTAATAATGCGATGGCGATTTCTGATTTGCAGTAGCGGAGGAAATCATCAAACACCTGTGATGAACCGCCTTTGCTTCCGCTTTCAAGCATATCAATAGAGCTGTCATCCGGGATAGCTGCGACGGCTGTGCCGAGCATTTTTTCCATGCTATCTAATAACTCATCAATTTCATGGGCGTTAGCGTTTCGTGGGTATTTACCCACCAACCACGGCGAGCCATATTTTTCAGCAAACTCTAACCAAAATTTGAACCCGCCTTTCTTAAAGGTCGCCGCCCAAAAACACATCGCCAGGTCTGCGCGACCGTATGGGTTCATATAGTCGGCCTGTTGGGTTGCGAGTAAAAATTTCTTTTCCGGCACAATGTCACCATTGCGGTTCTCTTTTGTGCGCAGCATTAAACGGTTATCTTCATCAAATACAAACCACTCTTGTGGCTTTCCGACTATTTCAGACGGGAGTAATAACCCGTTCTCGCTCGTCCACATTACCTCAAGCGCCTGGTAACCAAACAGGGTGGCGTCTAAAATTTGATTGATGATTTGATTTACAGGTAAACGGTCAAAAAGCGCGGCCAGGATTTCATCTGTTTTTTCATTCCCGGTTGGGGTAATGCGCCACTCTAAACCTTTAATTGCAGCTTTACGGCGGCGAACACAACCGCCCACATGACTATCTGACAAAATTTCGCGATAGACTGAAATGTCGCGCCCCATTTTCTTCAATACAGGATCAGGGTTTGGGAGATAGTGCATAAACGACCAAAAGTCGATAGCCTTCGCGCGGGTAGCGATGACGCCGATTAAATCTTGTTTTTTTGTTGTCATAATTAATATCCTTGGGTCATTTTACGACTTGTTCGTTGTTTACGGCTGTACGCCTTGACCGGTTGCATAACCGCCTCTGTGGCGGCGG